GCCGATTTCACCCCTTACGGAGTCAGTTTTATGAAACCTTTTAAGGTCCATAATGGCTTTGGAAAACCAAAGTCAAAAACGAATCTTTTGGAGCGGGTGCAAATCTCTATGTATATCGAATACATGAGATCTTCCTTGTATCAACTTCATTGCCCTAAACAAGCAATTGATAGTTATACTAAGTACGCTGCAAAGAGATTACGTTACGAGGGGTTCGGATTTCTTAAGAAATCTCGAGCTTTGTTCATCCAAGGTTTAAAAACCCTTGGTGGTGACGTAACTGATTTTTCCGGTTTCAATCGGAAAAACGACTTTCCTCGATTTATGTACTGGGTCTTCACTGAATTAAAAAAACAGAGAGACCTAGGTTCGAAATTTTCTGCTTTAAAGGTCCAGAGATTACTCTCTGTTCTTTATTTACCTAAATCTATTAAGATTAAAAGTAAATCTGCAGAAATTAAGGAATTCGAATCCTTTAGAAAACGCGTCTTTGAGCCTAAACCCTCAATGATCCCTGAATCAGGAATAAAAGAGCCTTATAAGCTGTATAAAGCGTTTTCGTCCGAAAAATTGGTGCCTACAACTTTTAATGTTGTGCATCATGAGCAATCACAGAAACCATCGGATTACGGGTGGTCTGTTCCAGAGACGTTAAAACTTGCGTCTTATCGTGTGGAAGAAACGGTTAATCCGTTTGACTATACGTCAGTGGTTAACGAACCATTTGGAACGGTTAAGTTGCTCACGGAGGGTGGTGGCAAACATAGGATGATTGTTTCCTATGCATCACACATGCACTCTAACAATGTACGCTCGCATTGCCGTCATATATTAGACGGTTTAAAGCAAGATGCATCTAAGGATCAAAGCTCTGGTCAATTATTTGCCCAGGAACTTTCTTCGGGTAAGCACAGTAAATCTGTACTTGCATGCGCAATTAAGGTTATTGTCTCGAGCGTGCCACTGCTAAGCAAGCCTAGCCGTACACTAAATCCTTTTAAGCGAATTGATAACGCTCTTAGGAGTTTGTTTATCGAGAAACCGACCGTGTATGAAAAATTTACACGTAATGAACAGTCCTTAATTGAGGCTGATTTGTATCCTATCGTGTCTGCCGATTTGTCAGCTTTCACTGATAACATCGATGCCAATGCGTACCGCCGTATGATTGCAACACTCGGACTTGAAAATTTCCGTTATATCTA